GGTTAATAAAATGAATAGAAACTTAGCTAGACTAGGTGCAAAGATAGAACTTGCAAGACGTGAGTTCTTTTTTTATGCCCAATTAAAAGCTCCAGAATTTTATAAATTAGATAGAGCTTTTTTAGTTGATATTTGTAATACACTTCAAAATTTTATTTCATCAGATAAGAAAGTATTAATCTTAAATGTTCCTCCCAGACATGGTAAAAGTCGTACAGCAGGATTATTTGTGGAATGGATATTAGGAAAAGACCGTACAAAAAAAATAATGACTGGAAGTTATAATGAAACTTTATCAACTATGTTCTCTAAAAATGTGAGAAATGATATACAAGAAGCTAAAGCAGATATATATAAACCAGTATTTCATGATGTATTTCCTTTTACATATATAAAACGTGGTGATGGTGCTATGAATTTATGGAGCTTAGAAGGTGGTTATAATAATTACCTTGCTACAAGTCCTACAGGTACAGCTACAGGTTTTGGTTGCGACCTTTTAATAATTGATGACCTTATTAAAAATGCAGAAGAAGCCAATAATGAAAGTGTAAAGGAAAAGCATTGGGAATGGTTTACAAATACAATGCTTTCTCGTCTTGAAGAAGGTGGAAAGATAATAATAATAATGACTCGTTGGGCTAGTGATGATTTAGCTGGTAGAGCCTTAGAACATTATTCTTGTGATGAAGTAGAACATATAAAATTTAAAGCAGTTTGTGATGATAATTCTATGCTATGTGATGAGATATTATCTGCTAAATCTTGTGAAGATAAGAAAAAAGCTATGGGGTTGGATATTTGGTCTGCAAATTATCAGCAAGAACCAATAGATTTAAAAGGCAGATTATATAGTAATTTTAAAACTTATACTGGTGATTTACCTACATTTAAACAAGTTAGGGCTTATATAGATACAGCAGATGAAGGCGACGATTATTTATGTTGCATTATCTATGGAGCTACTTTTCAAAATGAAGCATATGTATTAGATGTTATATATACTAAAGCCTCAATGGAAGTTACAGAAAATACTGTAGCTCATGCTTTATATATAAATGGAGTAAATAAAGCTAAATTTGAAAGTAACAATGGTGGACGTGGATTTGCGAGAAGTGTACGACGTATTTTATTAGAAAAATTAGGAACTAATAAATGTGTAATAAAATGGTTTCACCAATCCAAAAACAAACAAGCTCGTATTTTATCTAATGCTACTTGGGTTATGGAACATATCTATTTTCCTGTTGGTTGGCAAAATAGATGGTCAGACTATTATGAGGCAATGACTAAATATCAACGTGAAGGTAAAAATAAACACGATGACGCACCAGATTCTACTACAGGCATAGCAGAAGATTTATCTAAAGGTGGCATGAGTATATTTAAGTGAGGTAATTTAATTTGAATTTAGAGCAAGCTAGAAATTTAATAAATAAATATTTATCTTATCACTCGGTATTTGTAAGAAATGCACTAATAGCACAAAGATATTATCTAGGAGATAACGATATATTGCATAGAGAACCAAAGGAAAAATTGCAGGGAGGAAAACCTAATCCCTTACGATGTGCAGATAATAAAATAGCTTTTAATTTTCATCAGTTATTGGTAAATCAAAAAGCAAGTTATCTTTTTACAGCTCCACCGCTATTTGATGTTAAAGATGATATTATGAATGAGCATATAGCAAATGTTCTAGGAGATGCTTATGCTAAAAAAGCTAAAGATTTATGTGTAGAAGCAAGTAATAGTGGTGTTGGTTGGCTACATTATTGGATTGATAATGTAAAAGGTTTTCGTTGGGCAGTTATTCCTTCTATGCAAATTTATCCAGTATATAGTACGAGATTGGAAAAAGAGCTACAGGCTGTACTTAGAACATATAAATCTATTGATGATGAAGGGAAAGAATGGGATATTTGTGAGCTATGGAATAATACGAAATGTGCTACTTATAGACAACGTGGAGAGGTATTTGAACCATATAATATTTTTACTACTTCGGGTATAAACGGACAGCCAACAAATATTTATAATCATAATTTTGAACAAATACCTTTTATTGAATTTCCCAATAATAATACATTAACTAATGATTTTAATAAGATAAAATCACTTATTGATGTTTATGATAAAACATATAGTGGATTTGTAGATGATTTAGAAGATATCCAAGAAGTTATTTTTATACTTAATAATTATGGAGGACAAGATTTAAACGAATTTCTAAATGACCTAAAATATTATAAAGCTATTAAAACAGAAAGTGATGACGCTTCTGACAAAAGTGGAGTATCTACATTAACAATTGAAATACCAGTTGAAGCAAGGAAAGAGTTATTAGAAATAACAAGAAAAGCTATTTTTAGTATGGGACAAGGTGTGGACCCACAACAGCAATCATTTGATAATACCAGTGGTGAAGCTATGAAGTTTTTATATTCTTTATTAGATTTAAAGGCTGGTTTATTAGAAACTGAATTTAGGCTTGGGTTTGGTGAACTTATACGTGCTATCTGTAAATATAAAGGATTTGAACCTAAACAAATTATTCAAACTTGGACAAGGACAAGTATTAGAAATGATGCTGAACTTGTAGATATGTGTAGTAAATCTGTTGGAGTAGTATCCAATAAAACTATTCTAAAAAATCATCCATTTGTTGAAAATGCAGAAGATGAGCAAAAACAACTAGAAGATGAGCAAAAGAAAAAGCAAGAACTAGAAGATATTTATAGTAAGGCTTTTAGTGGTGGTGAAGATAATGGCAATACTTAATGATGAGTATTGGAAAATAAGATTTGAACAGTTATACGAAGCACAGTTAAGCCAAGAAGATGAATTTTTAGAACGTATAAAAGATATGTATATGGAAGCAATATCTAATATTGAAAAAGATATTACCAAATGGTATATGCGTTTAAAAATTAATAATGATGTAAGTTTAAGAGCAGCTAAAATGCTTTTAAAAAATAATGAACTTGAAGAATTTAAATGGACCTTAAAACAATATATTAAACGAGCTAAAGAAAATGGTATCACCAATGATTGGACTAAACAGCTAGAAAATGCTTCAGCTAAATTTCACATATCAAGACTTGAAGCGATTAAATTGCAAATACAAGAACATTTAGAATATCTGTATGGAAATTATTTAGATGGAATGTATGAAGCTATGCAAGACACATATAAAGATACTTATTATAAAACAGCTTATGAATTACAGACAGGTTTTAATATGGGCTTTGAAATAGCACAAATAGATACAAAAACTCTTGAAAAAATTCTTACTAGACCATGGGCTATTGATAATTTAAATTTTTCTGACCGTATATGGAAAGATAAAAATAAATTAATTAATACGTTACAAAATACATTGGTACAATCTTTAATAAGAGGGATACCGCAAGATAAAGTTGTTAAGGAATTTGCTAAAAAAATGAATGTGTCTTTAAGTCAGGCAGGACGATTGATTGCAACTGAAACAGCATATTTTGCTACCATAGGCGAGTTTGACAGCATGGATAATCTAGGCGTTAAGCAATATGAAATATTAGCTACACTAGACCGTAGAACGTCAGATATCTGTAGACATCTTGATGGTAAGGTCTTTAATATGTCTGATAAACAAATAGGAATAACTGCACCACCTTTTCATTGTTGGTGCAGAAGCTGTATTATTCCTCACACTCCAAAATTAAAAGGGAGTAAAAGAGCTGCTAGAAACGATGAAGGCAAAACATATTATATTGACGGCAATATGAAATATAATGACTGGAAAGAAGTTTTTGTTGATAAAACCAAAACATATAAACAATGGCAAGATGATAATAAAAATGGTACAATTAGGACAGAACATAAAATAGTTAATGGTAAAAATATTGCAGGTCAATGGAAGCGTAGACCAAATTTATTTGCAAGTGAAATTGACGACATCGTAAATTATCAAGGATTTGATGGATTGCCACGATTAGTTAATGATAAAGAAGAATTTTTAAAGTTAGTTGATGACGACCATTTCATTGGCAAACGAGTTTATACTGCAAAGACACAAAAACAACTTAACGAATATGCAAATGATTTGAGATATGGTAAATGGTATATTGATTGTCATGTTGGTGGTTCTCAATTTGGACAAGGTATGTACTGTTCATCAGATTATACTAAAGGGCATAAATTAAAAGATGTTAATGATATAATGGATTATTATACTAATATAGGTATGTTAAGAGGCAAATCTTTTAGTAAAATAGAGACTATTACATTAGATAAATCTGCTAAAATATTATATGTGCCTAGAGAAAGAATTTTTTCAAATGTAGGTGTATATAAAGCAGTTGCTAAAGTATATGTTAATAATAATCCAAAAGAATTTGGATTATCTGCTGATTTTATAAAAAATGTTAATAAGCTTAATATTGAACAACAAAGTGAATATGAAAAAATTTGTTTTGCTAAAGCTGAAGAAATATTTAAGAAAAAAATAAATCCTTCAATTATTGCTGTTGAATTAGGTTATGATGCTATAAAAGTAGAACGAAGAAATGGAGAAATGCCACATACTGTTATTTTAAATAGAACAAAAGTTATTTTATTTGAAGGTGATTTAAATGAGTGAAAATGCAACTATCATTATACATGGATTTTTAAATGACAAAATAGAAGCTGATGCTTCTATTCAATGTGGAATGTGTAAATATATGATTGATTCTTTTGCTTGTAACATTTATCCAGTAACATTTAAAAAAAATTATTATGATGGCATTCCAGATAAATATAAATTAGGAAAAGAGGCTTGCCCAGATTTTATTCAAGTTGAAGTAGATAAAACTTTAAGATAAACCACTTACAAAGTTGTAGGTGGTTTTTTTATACTCAATTTTAAGGAGATGAGTGAATGGATATTTGGCACATATTGGCAATAATTTTATTTACTACACAGATTGTCAGTGGTATTTTGCTTCATGGAAATACTATAGAAATAAATTTTTTGATAAAAATATTTTGGGTAATTATATGGAATGTAATTTTATATAATGGTGGTTTTTGGACTTAGAAAGGTGGTGAGGAAGATGTATAAATGGATTATGGAATATCTTAATTTATTTAAACAAGATTTCCCGTTTAGTGCGGTAGCTGATTTAAATGAGTATGAGATTATTAGGATTATTCAAGACTGTGTAAAAAATAACCGCATTTATACAGCCGAAACGAAAGTTGCGGTTATTGGAACTGGAAAAATAGGACAATGTATAATAGGAAAGGAAGAATAATATTATGTATAGTAAACATGACTGGACAGAGGGAGAACTTATTACAAAAGATTTAATGAATAATATGGAAAAAGGAATTGAAGATGCTAATAATAGAGCAATGACTCCAGGACCACAAGGAGAAAATGGTCAATCTGCTTATGAACTTTGGAAATCTAAATCTGGAAATGAAGAAAAGTCAGAAGAAGAATTTTTGACATCTTTAAAAGGAGAGAAAGGGGATACCGGACAACAAGGACCAAAAGGAGATAAGGGTGAGCAAGGAGT